TAATACCAGATCCTTATGCAGTATTTATTGCTGTTTCAAGTTTTTTATTAATTCGTTTCGATCCCAGACATGAGCTTCAACTTGAATTGCCCCGTTTCCTTCGTCTTTTTTCTCACTTGCTTGCTGCTTCATTAGTCGCATCTTTAGTTCTGTTTCTTTAAGTTTCTTCTGCGCTTTGCCTAACTTAGCTGTAACTGCATGACCCAACATCTTACTTGCACTATCAAATATAGGAGCACTAAACCGTGCTTCAACATTCATGCCTAAACTCATAAGATTATCAAAACTTTCCATTGCACGATTGGTGAGGTCATCTAACTCCACATCCGTTCTATTTTCAGGTTCTGTCGGTAACGCCAATTCTATATCATTTGCAGCAGTCAATGCCTGCTTGATGTCTTCTTTGGTAACATCTTCCGTTGATATTTCAGGTAAGTCGAATAGTTCTTCTAATTTTCTAGTCATACTATTACTTATTTTGTTTTAAATTTGCGTACTTTTTTAGTATTGGCAAACATATCTGCTTCCGTAACTACTCTAAAAGTAATGCCCTGACTTGCACACCATTTGCGAGCAGCATCCCATTTAATAGCATTAAGCGCAGCCATTGCTTGGTTACGAGCACCTTTACCAACTGTTTCCATGACTTCGCCGCTGGGCTTAATTTCTACTAGTTCAGCACGTTGCTTACCATCTTTGCCTTGATACATCACAAAGAAATCAGGAACATAAATTGTATTCTTTCTTGTAAAGGGATTAAAGTAAGGTATATGTATACTCTCACTAGCCCAGCTTATAACAGCAGGGTGGTTATCACAGAAATTCATAAAGGCCCATTCCCAACTACTGCGAAAAGTTGGCTGACTATTTCCTGAATACTTTGCAGGATTTTTAACTACATACTTTCCCTGTGAATAACTGGCCATTATGCAATAATATTCCTTTGTATCCACTGGTTACCAAAGGTGTTATTATTAAACCCCAATTTACTTGTTGGCCCACGTAAACTATTAAAGAATGTAATAAGCAGAATCTTAAGTTCACTTTGATTTGCTGCTTTATTAAATTCCTTAATAACATTCAATGGATCAATACCATTGTTATATGTTAGAATCATAACAGTTTGTGTTAACTGTTGTGCTGCTGAAGTAGATGCAGTATTATTAATGAAGAAAGAATATATTTGATTGTACACATCTGTATTCATGGTTATTTGTTGATTATAATAACCATTAAAAAACTGCTGAGTAGATAGTGATTGATTTGGTAAATTTGTTGCCATAATGTATTTAATTAAAGATTAGAGTATTTGCCAGTAGTTTCATTGAACGTAGCACTGCCACCAGTATAAACCATTCCTGTATCATCAGCTGGATTAAAGTTTGGACCACGCAGTGCAGTTGATATATTAGAAGTTTTCTTGGCTAATACTGTGTTACTCTTTCCATTAGTAGTACCTTTATTCTTACTATTTTTAATATAGTTTTCAGCAATGCTTGGCAGGTTGGCGCCCGGCGCAACTTTAATAGATGACAGGAAATTTTGAGCTTTACTGATATCTGAATTACTATAGCCTTTACCCACCAATTGCTGTTGCCAATTTTGACTGTTATAAATGGGCTGTGTACTACTTGCTGGATTACTAAAATTAATATTAGTTGGATTCTTTGCCGGTTGTCCAAAATTTGGAGTACCGCTAGTAGCTAATCCCTGTCCAGTGGAATTTCTAATGTAAGTTTCTGCTATCTTCTGATAGTTTACAGGCTGTCCTGAATTAGTCATATTACTTAAATTTATATATTTGGCAGCTGCAGAAATCTGCGCGGGATTATAACCCTTTTGAAATAAAGAATTCTGCCAGCTATTCTGTTCATATGTTGTATTTAAATCATATGGTGTTGGTATATAAAGCCCGTCACTGTATCCAATTGATCCGCCAACAGGCACTGCACCATATATTTGTTCGCCTGGAGGCTGAATTGTGGCTATTGGAAAAGAAAACCCGGAATTGGCAGGTCTATATGCTGCATTCTGTGCAATAGCACTTAACTGTGCATTTGTAATAAAGCTTGGGGCGGTTGAACTATACGTGTTATATGCATAATTCTGTGCAGCATAATATGGGTTGGCTGTTGACATTACACCAGATGGCGGGATACCATTTGCTGGATTATATAAATCACCGGATTGCGGATCAACTTGATTACCACTGCCATCAGTTAAACTACTGGGAGTAGTATCGTATGCCTCAGGTGCATTTGTTCCAAAACCTGGAATAGCATCAACTGAGCTAATATTATCCCCGTTGTCGTCACCGTATCTTACACTGGTGTAGTGAACCTGCATAGTTGTTTCCAACATGCCTTGCCCCTCAGCGTAATCATGCGTGTCATGACTAAAACTATTAATAATAGGATTTTCCAATGTAATTTTTTGTGCCACACCATGATGCATACTAAAAATTTCAATGGAGTCTAAATAATTTGCTGTGCTACCTGTATCAAATCCCCAACGTGAGCTTTTTCTATCTAGGTATGTATCAGAAGTCCAATGTACGCTGTCTTGTTGGCGCCCATCAGCATAATAATATGTATAATAGCTGGTCCAGAAATCACGTATATTACCAAAATTATCGTCGTGAAATTTAATGGTAATGGGACTGTACTTTATGCCACGCTGTATAATAACTTTTCTATTGTATTGGTTTAAATCTTGCACATCAATTTCAAACTTTGGCATCTCAATTGATTTTACCAAATAACTTAATTCATTTGGACCAAGTGGATCTATAGGCGCAGACATGTTGATGGCTGAAGCTGCTGGATTTAAAACAAAGTTTACATAAAATAGGTACTTGGCTTTTGGTGCTCTAGCATAATCATTTGAACCGAAAATACGTGCGGCATGTCTATAATCCCGCACGTCTGAAGTTCCGGTTGGGCTACTACCCAAAGGATACCAAATACTTTGGCCACTAGTAGCCATATTTTATTCCTTAGCCAGTTACTGAAGCAGTAGTTACAATTGGAATTGGTACTGAAGTTCCAACGCCTGTTCCCAGTGGGGTTTGTAATGCATTGTCATAACGAATCTGCAGAGTAATTGTTGCAGGCTCATTATCTTTATAGTCGAAGTTGTTGTAGTTAACTTCACTAATAAAGCAACCATACATTTCCCAAGTTTCAAGAACGTTTGGAGCAATGTTGCCATTTCCACCATCAAGTACTTCAAAAATTGTCTGGAACTTATAATCAATGCCACTGTAAGCACTTGCCTGTTCAGCAAAGTCAAACTGCTTCTGAATTTGTTCACCAACTAATGCACTTACCGCACCGTTAACATCATCACGAATGTTGATTGTAATGGGCTGCCATTCTGGCTTACCCTGTAGATACATTTTGCTGTTATATACGTCAAGTGTAATTGGGTTAAAGTTTAGATTTGGACGTGTGAAATCCATAACCTGCTTACTAAGCTCAGTTGCTGGATTGCTTACGCCGAATTTTAAAAATGTTACTCTAAAGCGGTACTTTAGCTTAGGCATTAGCAAGCCTTGAGCATTGGCACTTTGATCTGTACTTAGAGGAACTGTCATTTTAGTTAAAGATGCAACAGCCATCAGTTGTCTCCTGTTGTAATTATTTATAGTTCTTGACGTAGATTTTTTCTGGGCGTATCCCATGGAGAGAGGCTCTTTCGAGCCTCTCTCAATCTTATTAACCTAGTGCTAATGCAGGTGCTAGATCGCCTCTTGCAATTTGACCAGTTGCCTTGATTCTTACTGGAATGTAGATAAATTCTACAGACTTTACAGGCTCAATAGCAATGTCAATGTGCAACTCATTGCGATCAATTGCATCAGTTGAATTGTTTGTTGTATCACAAACTGTTAGGTAATCGTAAACACCACGACGTGCTAGAACATCATTTAACAAGCTGTCGCAAATTGCCTTTGCCTTGTCACGTGTGATCTTGTCGTTTGGCTCAAACACTAGAGGACGAACAATCTTCTCAAGTGTTGCACGTAGGTAGCAAACTAGACGTGCTACGTTAATGCGATCAAGTGCTGTTGCGCTTGCCTGACGTGTATGG